ATGCACTGCAGCAGCACCACAAGGCCCTCGTCAATGAGGATGGTGTCGGTGCCGTCGCGGCAGCGGAACTCCCGCACACGGAACGCGGGGGAGAGCTGCTTTGCGCTGTCTGCTTTCAGGCTGTACTGTTTGATCGCCATATGTATCACGTCCTTTCACGGGGTCAGGCCCCGATTTTCACGTTCTCTTCCAGCTACTGATCTGCCTTGTCCTCAGCGTCCTTACTGCGTGATTTCCTCAAAGCCGCTCTTGATAAGAATTGCTTTCACCTTCTCCTTCAGCAGGCGGGGGCAGCGCTCATACAGAGCCTTTGCCTCCTCCATGGTCTCAGCAGACATGATTTCCTGTGCCCACAGCATCGCCATCATACGTACCAACCTTTCTAATTTTTGTGTGATTTTATCCAGACTGAACTTATATACATCAGAAAAGGAATTGTATTCGCCCGTAGATGCGATCACGTTGCCGGCAGTGAATGCGCCGGATACCTTATGTTCACCCTTTTTTACATCCGCAACAAAAGAGCCTGTGATGTTCGGCAGTCCGGCCTCCACGGTGGTGCCCGCTGCGTGGCCGCTGCCAGCACCCATCAGTACCCGGTTCTGCGCAATCTCCTGCCATGTACCGCCGAACAGTGCGGCAGGGCTTGTACGTGCGGTGCTCTGGTAGATGCTGCCCACGGGGTAAGGGTCCGGGGCAGTACCGCCCGCCAGATGCAGCGTGCCGTCTGCATCTGCCGTGAAGTCGTCACTCAGCTTGACACCGCCCAGCGTGGTGGTGGTGGCGGCGGGGAGGGTGTAGTGCACGGTGTCGCCGCTGCCAAAGGTCAGCACCAGTTCTCCGTTTTGCAGCTCTGCACTCTTCAGGTAGTCACCGCTTCCCTTTTCCACCGCACCCACGTCGTCCGCAGTCAACGGGGTATTCTTTCCGGTGCCGCCATGTGCTGCGGGCAGGATGCCGGTCATGTTTTCCAGTGCCGTGGTGTCCTTGGTCTGCATGGTCTTCGTGCTTCCGTCGCCGAAGGTCAGTGTCAGGGTGCGGTCTGTCAGCGAAATGCTCTTCACGTAGCCCGCGCTGTTCGCTCCCACCGCACCAAGATCCTCCGCCGTCAGAGTCACAACGCCGCCCCTGCCGTTCACGCTTACCACCGCGCCATCTTCGGGCGGCGCAAAATTCTCGGCACGATCTGCAGCCCGCTGCGCCCGCTCCGCATCGCCTTGGGCGCTGCCTGCCGCTTCCTGTGCCATTTTTGCCGCCCTTGCCGCGTTCGCTCCGGCTGTCGCTGCAGTGTCTGCGTCCTGCTTTGCTGCTGCGGCCGCGTTCCGCGCTTCCTTTGCGCTTTCCTGTGCCCCGGTCGCATATCCCAGCACCCGCGCCACAAAAAGCTCGTACTGCGTCGGGCTGATCTCTGCATCGCCGTCTGTGTTCAGTGTTTCATAGCAGTCATACCGGGCCGGTCGGGTCAACGCCCGGTATCCGTCCTCACCCAGAGCCAGCAGCATCCAGCTGCCGCAGGGGCTGGCGGTAAATTCCTTGCCCACTGCTGCGCTGTGCTCCTCGTCCAGCAGGATCGGTGTCGGCAGTGTGCCGTCCTGCCGCTGGATGTGCAGCGTCACGGCACATCCGGCCCACTCCTGCGGCAGCTCAAACTTCAGCCTTTCCACATTGGCGCTGCTCTGCCCGCCCAGATGCAGCACCCGCATCTCCGGGCCAAACTCCACACCGCCAAAGTTTTTCCGAATAATTTTCACCCGCATCCCGCTGCCTCCTTCCGTCCTTCTCAGCCTATCACACAAACGTCCGTAATAACACTGCGGACTTTTTTCAAACTTTTCCATTTCAAAAGAACCACATATACAAATCCCACGGCGTGAAATTCATCGCGCCGGGGGATTTTTCTTTTCTTACCTCACTGCCGCATACGGGTCCGGTTCCGGTCCTTCCTCTGCTTTCTTTTCTGCCTCCTTCACCCACTGGGCAAAGTTTTTCTCCGTGTACAGCTCTTTGCCGTCCGCGTCCTTGAGCGCCAACAGCATTTCTTCCATCTGCTGCCGGTCTGCATCACTGCCCGCAAGGTATTCCGGCTTTGCCGTCTCGGTGATCTTGCTTTTAAGTGTCGTCGCGCTCTTGCCCGCCTTCGCCAGCCTGTCATATTCTTCCTGCACAGCACCTGCGTCCCAACTGTCCACAGCTTCCACAAGGTCATCTGTCGCGCTGGCGTTGTCGCCCTTCAGCTGCGTTTCGGCCAGCTGGTTCACCGCGCCGGTCACGCAGTCCACCACATCCCCGCGCTTTCCCTTCGGCAGGCCCAGCACTTCGCTCAGCTGTTCGATCATCTCGTTTTCCAGCTCGTACCGCTTCTGGTCGTTTCCTGCATTCTGCTCTTCAGCAGCCTGCCGCACCCGCACGTCGTACTTTACAAGGCGGCTCTTCAGCTGGCTGTACATTTTGTTTTCCGCAATGGTTCCCGCTTCCACCATAGCGTTCAGCTTCTCCACTGCGGCCTTTGCTTCGTCGCTGTCGCCGCCGGCATAGGCGTTGTACAGCCGGTCATACTGGCCGGTGGCGCTTTGCGGCACAGAATTAAAGCTGAACTGTCCTCCGTGCGCAAGATTTTCAAGGTCACCATAGTAGCCCTTTACCGCTTCTACAATCTTCCGTCCATTGCCGTAGGGTACACCCGCCACTTCAAAGCTGTCCTCCAGCAGCGTCATGCTGCGCTGCATCAGCTTATTGTGGTGCTTTTGCAGCTGTTCTTCGTCCATTTCACTGGTGTCTTTCCGGAACTCCGCAAAAAACTTCTGCACATCTCCGGCCAGATCATTCACCACGCTGATGCTTGCTGCACTCAGCACGTCGTAATCCTTACCGTTCACAGCATTGTCGATCAGACTGTATAACTCACTTCCGTACAAAAAGTTTCCCGCAAAACTTTCTGTGTACAGGCTTGCAAACCGTTTCCACATGCTCTTCACGGTCACATCGCCGTTTTCGTCCTGCTCCCGGTCCCACCGGTGCAAAAGGAAATCTGCGCCAATCTTCATGATCGCAAACACCGCCGTCTGTGCCGCCTGGCTCACAACAGCCCGGTTTCGCTGTGTTTTTGCCCGCTGCAATTCCGCTTTGTTTTCATCGCTCTGGTTCTGCCGGTAGCGTTCCGCCTGTGCCCTGTAATCGCCAATGGCATCCGCCAGAATGCCGTAGTTCTGGAAACGTTGGGTGGTGAACATGGTCAGCTGCTTCAGCAGTTCGTTAGGGTTGCGCTGAATGCCCGCCCGCTGCATCACGGTGTAGTTGGGCTGTGTCTGCTCGATCACCTTCTGATAGGTGCGGTTCACCGCTTCCCAATAGGCCGGGCTGCCTGTCACCTCCGCGCCTTCAAACTCGGCCGTGTGGTTCTGCACGTATCGCTTGCTGCCTTCCCACAGGGCTGCTACCGTCACTTCGTCCATCCCGTTGATCCAGCCGGTCAGCCAGTTCGGCAGCTTGTCCATGCCCTTTTCCGCCAATGTTTCCTGCTTGCCAATGCTGGCAAGCTCGCCGTTCTGGCTGCCGCGCTTGCGCCAGTCCAGCAGCACGTCTCCGTGCTCTTTGATCTCCGTTTCCAGCGCTGTCCGCGCCTTGGGCGAAAGGTTCTTCACAAAGGGTACCACTGCCGCCATGGTGTCGCCGCCCAGTACGGCCGCTGCTGTGGGCAGGCTTGCCGCCTGCGCAATGGCAACGCCCGGGTTCAGCGTCAGCACTGCGCCTGCATAGTTCCCGCGCAGGTTTCCCAGTACTTTGTTAAAGGTGCTGGGCCGCTTGCGCTGGGTAGTCTGCAGGTCGGTCAGCAGGTCATCGATGTAGCTCACCGCATCCTTGCCCCACTGTTCCTTGATGATGCCGTTCTTCAGGTTTGCAAGCCTTTCCCGCGTCTCCACGCCGCTGTTCAGGATCTTCTGCACGTCCCGGATGGGCGCGGCCAGGCCCGCATACGCCGCCGTGTCCCGCAGGCTGCGCTGCACCACATTTGCGCATTCTTCCAGCAAAACGGGCTGTCCGCTCTTCACGCGGTTCTTCAGGAAACCGCGTCCCTCAATGGTCGCGTCCAGATTCAGGCCGTCGATCTGGGTCGCCAGCACCGATTTATCCACCGCAATGGGATAGTAGTTTTTCACGGTTGCCCGCTGGTAGCCCACCAGCTGCAGGCTCGTCTCGTTGATGAGCTTCGTGGTGTAGTTGTCGAAGAACTCTTTCATGTCCGCGCACCATGCCCGGTCATAGTCAGTCATGGCCGCTTCCACCGTCTGCAGGATGCTATCCGCTGTCGGGGTCCCGTCCGCATCCGTCAGCATTCCCAGATGTACGGTCTGTCCCTTCTGGTAAGCCTGCTCAATGTCACCTTTGTTGTACAGCTTTGCATCCGGAATCACAAGTCCGCCGTTCATCAGGTGGTTCAGGCTGTCGGTGTTGTGCAGGTGCATGTACAAACTGCACAGCTGTGCATGGGTCAGTTCGGCTTTCTTTCCCTTCACATCGGTCAGGCCCACGTCCACAAGGTCTGCGCCCGGGCCTGCAAAGTTCTGCATTTCCTTCACGTGTTCTTTTCCGGTCACGTTGGCAAACAGCTTTTCGCCTTCCACGGTGATCTTCGTCTGCCGGTACTGGCCGTCGTTCAGCATTTGGGCCATCTTTTCCATCTGGCCGTTCTTCGCGTAGCCGCCCAGCATACGGAACACCCGCTCCGCGCCCAGCATATCCAACTGATACTTTGTCAGCAGATTGTGCACGCCGTCCAGCTTTCCGCCGGGGTGGTTGCCCTTGCTGGCATTCACCTCGCTGGCTGCGCCTTCTGCGATTGCGCTCACTTCTTCAGCCTTTGCAAGACTCACCGTCTTGTTTGCATTGCGGATCACATGCAGCGTCGAGCTGGTAATAGCCTTCAGCATCCGCATCTGATCCACCGTCATGGGCAGATAGGTGCGGTTCTCCGTCTCCTTGATGCGTTTGCGCAGCCGTTCCTGCAGTGCCCATGCTTTCTCGCTGTCCGGTAAAACTTCTGCCTCGGCCAGCTGCTCGTGCAGTTTGGTCAGCTTTGTGTCCTTTGTCGTCTGCAGGTCGTCCCGCAGCGTCTGGATCAGGGTATCCACGCCGGTCTGCTTCCATTCTTCGGTCATGGCGTTTGGGCTGTTCTTGCTGCCCGCACTCTGACGGATCCGGTCCTGCAGCCTCGTCAGCTGGTTCACGGCCCGTTCGTTCAGAATGGTCATGTCCGCCAGCTTTGCCACCTGTGCTGCCGCATCGATCAGCCCCGGCTGTACATACTTGTCCTTGCTGGGCCGCAACAGCATCTGGTTCAGCTGTGCCGCGTTCTGCCGGATGCTGCGTTTCAGTTCATCCATCTTCCGTGCATCCCGCGCCCGCTGCACTCGCTTTTCCGCTACTGCCTTCGCAACGGCAATATCTTCGTCCCGCTGCTGTCGGGCTGTTTCAATGGCAAGGGCATTCCGCTGCGCCTGTTTCTGCTCCCATGCGGCCCGCTTACGTTCGTTATCCGCCTCCCATTCCATGATCTCATTTTCCTGCACGATCAGGCTGTATTCTGCCTTGTCCGCGCGCCGCTGCTCTTCCCGTAGCCGCATACTCAGATCTGCATTTTCCTCCCGCAGTTCTCCCATGCGTTCCCGATACCACAGTTTTGCTTCATCCAGCATTTCCTGCCGCTCGGCCTTCAGGCGTTTCACTTCCTGCTTCATTTCCCGCTCATAGCTTTCCCGCAGCACTGTCAGCTTTTCGTTCAGGTTGCCCACATTGGAAACATCCACACCAAAGGTTTCAAGGTTCTGGTCCAGCAGCTTTTCCGCTCTTGCGTTCTGCCGTTGCAGTTCGGTCATCTGCTGTACTTCGGCGTTCTGGTTTGCAGTGCGCCGGTTTTCCTGCATTCTGCGGCCAAACTCCCGCTGCTGTGCTTTCTGTACGCCGCGCAGTTCCTTTGCCACCTCTGCAGCACGTTCTTTGCTGCCTGCTGCGGCTCTTGCCACATCCATATTGTGTCGCTGGATGCCCTCAAAGATAGCCTGCGCGTCAGTCATCTCCGGTGTCGCCATAATGTCACCGATGATCCTGCCCGCCAGTTCGATCTTTGCATCCTCATACTCTGCATCGTCTGCAAACCGGCTCATAGTCGCAGGCTTGAT